CTATCAGCTCATACATTAGCAAACACTCAAAAGAAGGGTGGATTAGCAGTGTATATTGATACGGAGAACGCAATCAATCAGGAATTCTTAGAAGCATTAGGAGTTGATACTGCAAAGTTACTATATGTACCTTTGGAAACAGTAGAAGATATCTTTGATGCTATGGATTCAATTATTGAATCTGTTAGAAAATCTGATAAAAACAAACTGGTAACTATTGTAGTAGATTCGGTAGCAGCAGCAACTACTAAAGTTGAATTGGCTGCTGATTACGACCAAGCGGGTTATGCAACCCAAAAAGCTATTATTATTTCAAAAGCAATGAGAAAGATTACAAATCTTATTGGTAGAGAGAGAATTTTAGTAGTATTTACGAATCAACTTAGAGTACGAATGGGTGTATCTTTTGGTGACCCTTATACTACATCAGGTGGTAAGGCTATTGGCTTTCACGCATCGTGTAGATTAAGGATGAAACAAATGGGTAAACTAAATTCAAAAATAGGTGGTGTTGACCAGACCGTTGGTATTAAAACCAGAGTTCAAGTTATCAAAAATAGAATGGGACCACCACTTAGAGCAGTTGATTTTGAAATTTACTTTGATAGAGGTATTGACCAATATGGTTCATGGTTGAATACTATGAAAACACATAAGTTAGTATCACAAGGTGGGGCGTGGTATACGTGGACTGATGAAACAACTGGTGAGGTTATTAAATTCCAAGCCAAAGATTTCGCGCCACTATTAGATGAACGACCAGAAGTAAAAGAACAAATGTATAAACAAATCTGTGATGCATATATTTTAGGATATAAAGAAGCATCCGAATCAGCAAACACAGATACAACCGAATTTGATGACACAATCGATGACTAATTACAAAGAAATGTTAAATAACTTATCTAATACATCTAAAGGTGATGTTAATGATAAAGTTATGATTGTAGATGGGTTGAATATGTTTATCAGAGTGTTTGGGGCAGTCCCAACATTAAATGATGATGGAGAGCACGTTGGTGGGGTAACAGGATTTCTGTTATCCCTCGGCGCTCTCATTCGTAATCACAAACCAACGAGAGTTTTAGTGGTGTTTGATGGTAAGGGTGGTTCACATCGTAGAAAAAAGATGTATAGTGGTTACAAAGAAGGTAGAACAGGTCTTACTAAAGTAAACAGATTGGTTGGGTATGAAGATTTAGAAGACCAATCTCAATCTATGAGAAATCAGTTTAATTTACTGATTAAATACTTAGACTTTTTGCCTGTTGATTTGTGTTACATTGACCACGTTGAGGCAGATGATGTGATGGCATACGCTGCAAAACATATATTTGAAAAAGAAGTTTTAATTGTATCATCAGATAAAGATTTCCTACAATTAGTAGATGATAGAATATCAGTATATTTACCTACCAAAAAGAAATTAATGGGTAAAGATGATGTAAAAGAGTTGTATGGAGTTCCTGCTCACAACTTAGTATTCTATCGTACTTTTGATGGTGATAAATCAGATAATATACCAGGTGTTAAGGGTGTTGGGCCAAAAACAATTATTAACAAATTAGAGTTTTTACAAAATGAACCATTGGAGTTGAATACTCTGTTAGAAAAGGTATCTCAAATGGATGATGAAAAACTTAAAACTAAAATATTAGAAAATAAGGATGTGTTAACTCTTAATTACGACCTTATGCAATTATCCGAACCTGATATCAGTTCTTCTATTAAATCAAATATACGAAACATCATCGATTCACCTATCAATGGGTTAAATTCGTTTCAGTTTAAAAAAGAGTTTATGATTGATAAATTATACACTGCTTTTAAGAATGTAGAAACTTGGTTGGTGAACACTTGGAGTGATTTGGATAGATACTCCAAACAAACTAAAAAATAGTTTGTATAATTAACATTTAATTCGTATATTTGTATCCTATGGATAAATTTGGAAATAAATTCGGAACATCGTTTCAGATAAAAATCATATCATCATTAGTAACGGATAGAATATTCTTACAAATGGTATATGATATTCTTAAACCTGAATATTTTGATTCTGAGGCTAATGAGTGGATTGTAACGAAGGTTCTATCTCACTTCGATAAATACTCAGAATTACCTACCTTAGATGTGTTTAAAACTGAGGTTGATAGATTGGATAGAGATGTTCTAAAACAATCGATTGTAGATAACTTAAAGCAAGTTTGGAATTCATTAGAATCTGATGATTTAGAATATGTTAAAGAAAAAACATTAGAATTTTGTAAAAACCAAACATTTAAAAATGCTATCTTAGAATCAGTTGGATTATTAGAAGAAGGTAAATTTGATACTATCAAATCAATGATTGATTCTGCTATGAAAGCAGGACAAGATACTGATATAGGACATGAGTATAAGGTACATATTAAAGAAAGATACGAATCAACAATTAGAGATGTTATACCATCTGGTTGGGATGTTATTGATGAATTAGTGGATGGTGGTTTTGGTAAAGGTGAATTGATAATGTTTGCAGCACCACCAGGTATTGGTAAATCTTGGGCTTTGGTTAACGTTGGAATGGCCGCCGCTAAATTAGGTAAAACTGTAGTTCACTATACATTAGAATTAAATGAAGGTTATGTTGGTCAAAGATATGATGCAGTTCTAACAGGTACGGCAGTTCCAAATCTTAAATACAATATAGAAGAGGTAGCTCATCAGGTAAATAACCTAAAAGGTGAACTTATTGTAAAGTATTGGCCTACAAAATCGGCAGGTTTAAATACATTAAGAGCTTCTTTGGATAAATTAAAGTTACAAGGTAAGAATCCTGATGTGATTATTGTGGATTACGCTGATTTGTTAAAAGGTAACAGTAGAAAAGAACGACACGAAGAGTTAGAAGAGATTGTAGAGGGTTTGAGGGGTATTGCTGGTGAGTATGAGTGTCCACTATTCACAGCATCACAAATTAATCGTAGTGGTGCAAATGATGATGTGATTACTGGTACTTCTATCGCAGGTTCATTCTCTAAATTAATGACAGCAGATTTCGTTGTTTCTCTAAGTAGAAAAATAGAAGATAAGTTAGCTGGAACAGGTCGTTGGCACGTTATCAAAAACAGATTTGGACCTGATGGAATGACTTTACCATCTAAAGCAAATATGAGTAATGGTAGAATTCAGATATATTCTGATGATTCCATTGATGGTAAAAAGACCCAAAGTGATATGAATAAAGGTGAATCGCTTGTTCGTAAAAACTTATTACAGAAATATAACGAAATGAAGGGTGATATTGATTTTTAATTATCAAACGTTTTTTATCAAACTTATATATTTATTATAGATGGGAAGAAAAAAGAAATACCAAACAGAAGAAGAAAGACTACAAGCCAAACGTGACCGTTGGATGAAATGGTATGAGAAAAACAAAGAAACGTTAAATGCCCATCGTATGGAGAAATACTATGAGCAAAAAAACAAAGAAAACGGAATGGAGTAAAAATTGTCCAGAATGTGGTGAACCACAATATTATAACTCCAAATACATTTTAAATCGAGCAATTAAATTAAATCGTATATGTTACTCATGTTCAAATTCAAATAAAGATACCTCTAAGCAGGTTGAATTAATGCGTGAGTCTAATACAGGAAAGGCTCGTAGTTCTGAAACTTGTAGAAAAATTGGTGAAGGTAATCGTGGAAAAATTAGAAGTATTTCTGCTAGAAAACGAATGAGTGTTGCGAAGTCAATGATGTCGAATGAAACTAAACGAAAAATATCAGAAGCTCAAAAGAATAAAAAGAAAAGTGATGAACATAAACAAAAAATAAGAATATCAATGTTACAAAATATTGAGAATCGATATGGGAATGTATATCCAAACTACAACCCATCTTCAATACCAATTATTGAAGAAAAGGCAAGGGAGTTGGGTATAACAGATTTACAGCATGCTGAAAATGGTGGTGAGTATCATATTAAAGAATTAGGGTATTTTGTAGATGGTTATTCTAAGGAAAAAAACATAGTAATTGAGTATTATGAACTACATCATAAAAGGCAAATTGAAAGTGATAACCTTAGAAAAAATGAAATTGTAGAACACTTAGGTTGTGAGTTTATTATTATTGAAGAACAAAAAAAATAGTTTAAAAATGTATGTAAATGTGGGGTTGATATTGACTTCTAAACCATATATATAATCACCACCGAATGATTTATTAACAACAAAAAAAGGATTTGAAATGGGAATATTTACAGAAAGAATACCCTTCAAGCCATTCGAATATCCTGTATATTATACAGAGGGATGGTTTAAGCAGGCTCAGAGCTTCTGGCTTCATACTGAGATACCAATGCAGGGTGATATTAAAGATTGGAATGAGAATTTAACGAAAGAAGAAAAACACTTAGTTGGTAATATCTTATTAGGTTTTGCTCAAACCGAATGTGCAGTTTCAGATTATTGGACTGGTATGGTTACTAAATGGTTTCCTAAACATGAGATTAAGCAAATGGCGATGATGTTTGGTTCGCAAGAAACAATTCACGCTACTGCATACTCATATCTTAATGAATCATTAGGATTAGAAGATTTTGAAGCATTCTTACATGAACCTGCAATCGCTGAAAAGTTTGAATATTTAACAGCAGTATCATCTGATTGGACACCTGAAGATTTAAGAACAAATCCAAAAGCAAGACAAGAAGTAGCTCGTTCATTAGCAATATTCTCAGCATTTGCTGAAGGGGTATCACTTTATTCATCATTTGCAGTTTTGTATTCATTCCAAATGAGAAATATGTTGAAAGGTATCGGACAACAAATGAAGTGGAGTGTAAGGGATGAATCTCTTCATTCTAAGATGGGTTGTCAATTGTTCAGACATATGTGTGATGAATATCCTGAATTATTAGAAGAAGTAAAGGATGATGTTATCAAAGCAGCTCAATATATGGTAGAGATGGAACATAGCTTTATTGATAAGATGTTTGAGATGGGTGATTTAGAAAATCTAAAATCAAAAGACCTAAAAGAGTTTATCTCAAAGAGGGGTAATGAAAAATTAAAAGAACTGGGATACGAACCAACTTTCGAATATAACGATAAAAAGGCATCTAACTTAGATTGGTTTTATAATCTCACAGGTGGTGTTACACATACCGATTTCTTTGCAGTTAGACCTACTGATTACTCTAAAGCAAATGAAGGTGAAGATTTTAACGATATTTGGTAAACAATAAAATAATAAAAATATGAGTTTCGATAAATTATCAGAGAATGTAATAGAATGGGCAGAAGAAAGGAAAATCTTATATCCTGAAAATGCCCCAAAACAAATGATAAAAGTGGTTGAAGAGGTTGGTGAAACCGCAGGAGCACTTTTAAAAGGAAATGAATCTGAGTTGAAAGATGGTATTGGTGATTCTTTTGTAACCCTAATTATTCTATCAAAACAATTAGGATTTACACCATCAGAATGTCTACAAGCAGCTTGGGATGAAATTAAATATAGAAAAGGTAAAACTGAAAATGGGGTGTTTATAAAAGAATGAAAAATTTTGGAGAAGAATTAGGATGGGAACTCGGAGTAGACTTTCCAGACTGGGCAAATACAGAAATTTATGTTAAAACAATCAGTAAAGGGTATCTTTTGGAAGGAGAAACTCCGAAAGATGCGTATTGGCGTGTCGCTACTACGGTCGCCCGCCGTTTGGGAAGAGGTAATCTTGCCTCTAAGTTTTTTGATTATAT